ACACTCTTTCCCTACACGACGCTCTTCCGAAAGAGGGCTATCAAGGCTTTATAGAAAGTGTTGTGAGAGGACAGCATGATTTAATTATTGAGGAATACACAGAAAACGAGTAATCAACCGGGGCGTCGGTTTCCCGGCGTCCCTTAAACAAAACAATATGGAAGTTAAAGAAATGACAATTTCGGACGTTTTGAAAACACCCGAATTTTATAATAATCTGAAGGTGGTTATTTCCGATTTGGAAAACATCCGGAGAAATGCAAGAATAAGCGCAAACGCCCCATTAAAACGACACCCGATAGACCGTTTGCAGGAACGAGGAGTTTTTGAACCGGGACAAATGACGGTATTATATGAAAATGCAATGGATAAGCAGTTGCAGGGATATTCAAGCGCAGAAAGAAAGTTTATATTGGAAGTTGGCGGCGAAGCGTTTAATATTACAATGAAACAATTGGTTGACCAAGAAAAGAAAGACAATGAAAGTATTAAAAAATAGTTTGTACAATTGTTACGGTGGTGTTACGGTATTTATAACAATTTATCAAATACATATTGAATGAAAAATAAAAATAATATCTATATTTGCAATGGGGATAGGTCGGAGTAGCTACCGGCCGAAAGGGCAAGCCAACAGCCCGTCCCCGTTTCTTATTTGTTGGCAGTTCTTAAAAGTTGGTAATTATGGAAAATGAAATTTGGAAAGATGTTCCCGGATATGACGGGTATTATCAAGTTAGTAATTTGGGGCGTGTAAAATCATTGCAAAGAGTCATTACACGGAAAAACGGATGGAAACAAACCATTAATGAAAGATTTTTAAAACAAGCAAATCTAAATGGATATAAGATAGTTGGATTAAGGAAAAAAGATTTTCATAAAACGTATTTAGTTCACGTTTTAATTGCAAAATCATTTATTGAAAATCCACATAAAAAGCAATTTGTTGACCATATTGATACAAATAGAAGTAATAATAATGTTTCAATGAAACAGCTAAAATAAACGGATTTTCCCCAATTGCAATATGTAAGGTATGCAAAGGAGAAAGAAAAAATCATAAAGGTTATATGTGGAGGTATAAAAATGAAAAGGCGTGAAATTTCAAGTAGTGGTAATATCGGTAATGATGGCAAATTACGAATGTATTTTGGAGAGTTGAATCAATTCTTTGCCATGCACAAAGGAAGCCGAATAATTGCACGTTTTACCGTTGTGTCTCCCGGTTTATCGGAGGCTTTGAAAGGGTATTATTTCAATTATGTTGTTCCAACGTTCCGGTCGGGTATATGGGAAGCCGGGGAGCGTCTGACAGAGGAACAAACCGAACGCCGATTGCGTGAGTTGTCCCCGGTTATGTATGAGCAGACCCCGGATATTAACACCGGGAAATATGAAACCCGATTGCGGACAATTGCAGAGTTGAGCAATGCGGAATTAATAGAACATATCGAATTTTTAAAACAACTTGCAAGTGAAGAATATTATATATATATAGCAGACCCAAATGAAATTTGATTATGAAAAAAGTAACATTGAAAGACAGCAAAGGAAATGAGATAAACGACATTATGAAAGATGTTTTGACGTTCGATTGTGAAACAACCGGGTTGCCCCCAAAGGGCGCAAAATGGGACGTTGATTTTGCAGAGTTCCCAAATATTGTGCAATTGGCATGGTCGGTAAACGAAAAGGAACGTTTATATATCATAAAGCCGGAGGGGTGGGAAATTCCGGAAGCCTCAATTGAGGTACACGGAATTACAGCAGAGAGAGCAAACGCCGAGGGCGTCCCATTTGCTGACATTATAGACGAATTTTTGGAGGATTGCAAAAAAGCCCGTTTGTTGGTCGGACACAACATTTACTTTGATACGTCAATTGTAAAAGCAATGATATTGCGCATTATGGGTCGTGAATATTACGACGCAAAAGCGGAGGACGCATTGTTTAAGGGCAAACGAATTGATACGATGATGAAAACAATTAAATTTGTTGGCGCATTGTATGCAAACGGACGTCCGGGCAAATATCCGAAATTGGAGGAACTTTATAACAAGTGTTTCCCCGGCGAAACATTCCCGGCGCATGATGCGTTGGAGGACGTGAGGGCGTGCAAACGATGTATTCCGGTTTTGGTTGAAAATGGTATTATTGAACTGAAACCAAAGGAATATCCGGCGGAGCAATTGAAGTTGGAACCGGAACCAGCAAAAACAAAGATGGTAAAACGTACTATTGAGTTTCACGACCCAAACCCGGTTTTATCCCCGGTCGTTGATGCGGAGCCGGAAAGTAAAACAGATGTTGGACGAAACGGAATTTTAAGCATGGGAGAAAAGAAATTTTGTATTGATTGCGTTGATTACCCGGTTTGTATGTTGTCCGGGCGATGCGCTGACGATGAACCGTGCGACGATTACAAAGAAGATACCGACCCGGCGGAACCGGGAAACGATTAAATATTAATTCTTATGAGCGAAAAAAAACAAACCGTTATGCCAATTCCGACGAAAGAAAAGTTTTCACTTTCAAAAGTGAAATTGTTGAAAGATGGCGGATTAGACGTACATTATGAGGTAACGGAAGTTGTCGGAAACGAGAGTTACACAAACAAGTATCACGTATTGAGCGCAAAGGACATACACCCGGATTTGCGAAAATTGTTCAAAGACCTTTGCCCGATTATGGGGCGTGTGTTCAATATTACGTCGTTCAAAACCCTGATTGCAACCCCGGATTTCAAGGCGACCAAGAAACAAACAGAAATTGCAGCCGCATTTGCGGAGGAATGTTTGGGGAATATAGAGGTTAGGGGCGTTTCTTTGTCCGGGCAAGATGATAACGTAGGCGTCGTTTTAACCGGATTGTTTACCGTATCAAACAATCAGAAAACAGCAATCAACACCCCACGAATGAAATTCAACGTTGAAACGTTCGGTTTTGAGGAAGAGTTGGACTACATTGTTTGCGACATTGAAAACGAAGTTTACGCATTTCTGTTTGAGGGAAAGAAAGCCCAATTGGAGTTGTTCGGGGCTGATGGCGAGGCAAACGATTTGGTTTATGTAAATGATGCGGAGGGCGGAAATGATAACGGGTTATCCCCGGACGTTGACGACCCGGAACCGAACGACGAAACGGCGGAAATGTAAGAGTATGGAACCGTATTTGTTGACAGACCAGTACGAATACCAATAAATTCGCTATATTTGCAGCATAAACGGGGATAGTTCGGAGTAGCTACCGGATGAAAAAAGATGCAGCCACTTTTCCCCGTTTCTCTTTTGGTTGCTTACTTAAATGGTTGTATAATGGAAATTTGGAAAGATGTACCCGGATATGTGGGGTTGTATCAAGTTAGTAATTATGGTAATGTAAAAAGCATCTTATATAATAAGAAATTAAAATCATGTTGGCGAAATAGTAAAAAAGAATATAAAACAGTTTATCTTAGTAATTGTAATAAGAAGAAAACGTTTTCTATTCATAGATTAGTTGCGGCGGCTTTCATTCCGAACCCGAACAACAAACCATGCGTTGACCATATCGACGGCAATAAGAGGAATAATTATGTTTCAAATTTGCGTTGGGCAACGCATTTGGAAAATAACAACAACCCAATTACGTTATATAGAAAAAGGCAGGCAGCCAAAAAAGGTTTTTTAAGTTGTAGATATGGTAAAATTGGGATATTGAATGGGAAAAGTAAGGCAGTTATACGTTTTTCAATGAATAATAAATTAATTGATGAATTTGAAAGTATTAATATTGCATCTAATATTACGGGTATAAATAAACGTGGAATAGCTTTAGCGGCTAATAAGAAACGTAAAACAGCAGGAGGGTATATATGGAAGATAAAATAAAAATTATTGATTTAGAATGTTATATATATGCTAAAATGAAAGGTTATGAGCCTTTAATAGATAGACGTTTTTATGTGCCTTTCCTTGTTCGTTTAGAAATTCAATACTATTTATTTGGCAAAGGTCATTCCCCAACCGAAAACGATAAATTTTACAAGTATTGTTGGAATATATATCCTCATTATTGTGAGGAATGTATGAAGCCTTTAAAAACATATTCGGCTATACATATAAGCCATATAATAACAAAAGCTGCATACCCTGAATTATCCCATGATGTAAGAAATATAAATATACTATGTTTTGAACATCATTCATGTTGGGAAAATGGCGACCGCCAAAAGATGCGTATTTATCCCGGCAACGTTAGGGTTATAGAACTATTAAAAAAAGAGTATCAAAGTTTGAGATTATGAGAACAAAAAAAAGAACACCCGATTATGGGGCGATTTCCCGCCGTTCAATCCAAAATGATTTTAAAAGGGTACAAAGGTACCCGGAAAGGGAGAAACGCCCGCAAATCGAAAATCCGCCCGAAATAAATGCAGAAAGACGTGTTTTGTTCGTTAGTGAAAATTCAGCATATTACCGATTCCGTTCTTTTTTCGTCGGCAAATTGGTAAGACTAATAAAGCAATCAAACGTCGGCGGTTGGATAGTTGAATTTGTTCACGACGACGACCGGAAAGCGATAAATCATGCCGCCGGATGGTCGGATATGAAAAAAGAATATTTGTTGGATGGCGTAAAATTTAAGTAGATGAAAATCAAAAAACAAACCGGATATAAAATTGTATTTTATACGTTCGTGACGTTAACGGTTGCGTCATACATTTGGACGTTATGGAGTATTGGAAGTTGGATTTTTAAAGCAATATTTCTATGAGTGTAAACAAAGTTATTTTAATGGGTAACGTCGGAAAAGACCCGGAGTATAAAGATTTCGACAACGGCGGTTCGGTTGCGCAATTCACTTTGGCGACAACCGACAGAGCATTTAAAACGGCAAACGGTACAGAAGTACCGGAGCGCACCGAATGGCACAATATTGTTTTTCAAAATGGATTGGCAAAGGTTGCAAAAGAGTATGTAAAAAAGGGCGATAAACTTTATATTGAGGGGAAAATAAGAACCCGCAGTTATGAGGATAACGACGGCGTAAAAAGATACATTACAGAAGTTTACGGGTTTAATATGGAGATGTTGTCGCCAAAGAAAGACGGACAAACAACGCAGCAGGGAGGCGCACCAACACCACCGCCACCGCTACCAAGCTAGCAGGATGATTTGTCATTTTGAGAATGAGAAACGAAATTAAAATTCAAATCCCGGAGGGTTCCCGGCTGATTGGGCTACGGACAAAGGGGCGAACGGTTATTGTTTCTTTTGAATACAATAAGGAGGACGCAGCCGTTCCGGAGCCGGAACCGATACGACCAATTGGTTTTGCCCATTACAAGGAACCCGCCGGGAAAGATAAAAAATAAAGTTATGCAGTTTAATAGCAAAGAATATGACCCCGAAAAACACGACCGTTGGCGTGCGTTGACCGTCAAACAGCCATACGCAAATGATTTGGTAACGGCGGCATACAAAGACGAAAACGGCGTTGTTTACGGGCGAAAATCAATTGAAGTTAGAAGCAAAAAAACGTCATACCGTGGCGACGTTCTTATTTGTTCGTCGGCAAAACCGGTTTATCCCGGAATGGAAAGCGGCGTTACTTTGGGATTGGTTGAGTTGTACGACGTGAAGCCGATAAAAGAGTTTACGCCGGAGGATTGGGAAAACACCCGGATTCCAAAAGAAAAGAGGGCGAAAATAACAAAGGGGTACGGGTGGTTGATGCGCAACCCCCGCCGGGTTATTGAATTTCCGGTTAAGGGGCAATTGGGTATCTATAATCTCGTATATACAAAAGGTTGTATTGTCGAATATCCTAAAGTTATGGTATTGGATAAAGAGGCATACAATAAAATAAAAGAAACGTATTAGTTTGTTGTATTATGGTTTAATATTATCTTTGCAAAAAAAAGATGGAAAATTGGAAGTTTATAAACGCTAATTATGAAGTTTCAGACAAAGGTAATATAAAGTCTGTAAATTATCGGGGAACGGGTAAAAGTGCGATACGAAAGCAATCTATTAGTAAAAACGGATATATGCGGGTAATACTATCAGATAATGGTAAAAACAAAACATATTTCGTTCATAGATTAGTTGCGGCGGCTTTTATTCCGAACCCGGACAATTTGCCGGAAATAGACCATATCGACGGCAACCGAGCCAATAACGATGCGACTAATTTACGTTGGTGTACGAGAAAGCAAAATTTGAATTATCAAAAAGCAATTAATAATAAACGTGAAACCATGAAGAAAGTAAATACATGGTTTAAGAAAACCGGAAAAGATAATCACAATGCAAAACCCGTTTATCAATATGATTTAGAGGGTAATTTTATAAAGAAATGGGATTGCATACATGATGCGCAAAGATGCGGTTTTAATCATGGAAATATTATTAGTTGCTGTAAGGGACGTTTAAAACATTATAAAAAATATATTTGGAGATATGAGTAAAAAACAGGTTGGAATTATCCGCAACAATGGCGACATACATACGGCGCAAATTGGGTTTCATATCGGACGGGTCGGCGTCTATGTTTACGCCCGTGAGTATTGGCAATATCATAGTTGGCAATTTGGGGTATCCATTGATGCAATAAACGGTTACGACCGTTATGTTGATATTGAGGCGAAAATATTGTTTGTCGGCATTGGCATACGGTTTATATGGATTAAAAGAAAGGTAAAACGATGAAAGCAAAGATTTTATTGTTATCTTTGGCAACGCTTTTGTTGGGGGCGTGTCAAAGCGAGAACGAACCAACGGAGGCATTTAATTTACCTCAAAAATCCGAGAGCATGGAAGAAAGAAACGAGTTTGTAACGAATACCACGGCGGCAATGATACAGATAAACGCCCCCCGGTATAATTGTGAGATTGTCGAAATCGCATTAGCCGGGGGCGATAGGGTACGAATTTGCGTAAAAGGCGCAAAGGACGATTTGGACGCATTGTTTGACTATGTAAACGAAGCGGGCAAAGAATGAGAGTTAAGCAACCCGAACCGTTCGACCCAAACAGAGAGTACAACCCCGGCGAACGTTGCGTTTACCGGGGTATGGTATTGATTGCCGAGATATGGACGGCGGCGGATGCACGATTAGCCAACAACAACCCCGCAATATTTACGCAACGTTGCGTTCGCTGCAAAATCCAAAGGGAAGATTGCCCCGGAATAGGTAGGCAATGCGATAAGTACAACAGAACCGACCGAAAAACGATATTTTGGCGGTTGGCATATACGAAAACAGTAAGAACGAATAAAAAATTAGAATGACAGAAAGTAAGTTAAACCCGTTTGATGCGAAAACAATTCTAATGATAAAGAGTGTTACCGGACATGAACCGGAAATTACAGAAAAGGCAGAATTGTTTGAAATGAAAATGTATGTTGACGACAAAGACGAATATATTGTAAAAGCCGCAATTGATGCGGTTATTGGTCGTTATGGAATGAGAGTGCGAGCCGTTGAACATATCCGGGAACAAATATTTTTGCGTGGGGCGATATTCTTTGTTGAGTACGAAAAAGGTGCGGAAAATTTGCCAAACGAAGTACGTGGGGATAAGAGAGAACCGAACGAGAAAGCCGGATATTTGTATTGCCGCAGATTGTTAGAGGTTAGAGCCGTTCCCGTTTCACGTGATAATATCGAAAGATTGATTGATTTTACCGGAGGCGGAACAATGGAGATACCAAGAAAGCCCGGCGGAATTGGTTTATATTCTTTCATAACAGAAAATGGCGTTATTATGAGCGTTCCGGAAAGATGGGCGGTTGTAATGTTCCCGGATGGACGGTTTGGAAAAATGGACTACAAAACATTTGTAGAAGAATTTGAAGAAAAGGAAGAAAACAACCCCGTATTAAGTTTTAGCGAAAAAAGATTGTTTGCAAAAATGAATAATCTTTTCGGAAAGAACATACAAAGCAGATTTTCCAAATTAACCGAGGAATACCACGAATTGTTTGTTGTTGCTGATGATATGTTGGTAAACGGGATAATGCCGGACGATATGACGGAAATAATAGACGAGTTAGCAGATTTGAACGCCGTATTGTTCCATATTGCAGCATTGTTTGGATATTCCCAAAAAGAATTGCAGGGAATGGCATATACTAAAATTGCAGGACGTGAGAAAAACCCGGAATTTATGCGCAAACACCCACACAACAAACCGGAAAGCCCGGTTTGCGGTAATATGCAGCAGGAAACCGCCGAACAATACAAACATTTTGAGAACCGTTTTAACAAAAGACTATGACAAACGAAGAAAAAGAAGAATTAAGAAAAAAAGCGTTGTTCCTTACAAATACGGCGTATCTTTTGGCGGACATGGCACATACATGCGTTTTTTACGCTGATGATAAATTAAACCATTTAGGCAAATGCTTTGAAAAGGGCGAAAAAATGAGATTCAAAAAAGCCGCAAAGTTGACAAAAGAAGCATTTAAAGCCGTCAAGGAAATAACGGAACCATTGTATAATATTACCGACGTTGATAATGCGTGTATTGATAGCGATTATCTTTTGGAAGTTATTCAGTTGGTAATAAACAGAACCGACGAAACCGAGGAAAGCAAAACGGCGATGTTGGAATACATAAAGAAGTTACCACAAATTGAACATGTAGAAGTTTAAGCGTATGAAAAAAGATTTTAAACAAGAACTAACCGAACTTATTAATAAGCACAGTTTAGAAAAGGAAATGAGAGATACCCCGGACTATATTTTAGCCCAAGTTTGCGTTGATGCGATGGCGGTATTTTCGGAAGCAATCGCCCGTCGTGACGAATGGCACGGATTCAGAAAGGCAGACGAAAAGAACGCAAAGGACGCAAAAAGAAATTACCCGGACGGTTGCAATATTTGCAACGATCGTTTCAAATGCGCCGATTACATGAGAACACAGCCAATTTCAAATTTGATTCAGCGTTTCAAGACTACAAAAGACAAAGAGGAAAAAGAGGCGATTGCCGGATTACTTAAACAGATAAACGCCGATGCGTCCGGGAAGTCGGAAACGGATATTCCGGAGAAAGTGGAAAAAGTTGCCGGGATATTGGGAAAGGCGTTGGGCGCACGTGTTGAGATACGACGCATTGAGGTTCCCGAAAAGAAACGCAGATTCAGAAAGAAACCAAGAAAGAAGGGCGGAAATGAAACCCGTTGAGTTCCCCGGCGTGAACGTAGTATTTGCGAAAGACCAACCGGAATATATGCCGTTACCTGCAATGAAAATCCCCAATGACCCGCAGGGGCTTATAATTACCAAATGGCAGTTATCCCAGGAGGAATTGGAGAGAATAAAAGAAACCGGAACAATACATTTGTCAATGCTGACGTTTAACCAACCATTGCAACCCGTATTGTTAACCGTAGATTTGCCAACAGAAAAATAAATTATATGGGAACAGACGCATAAATTAAAGCTATATGGATAAAGAAACATTTGTAAACAGAATGGCGGAATTAGCCGAGATAAAACAAAAGGCTTTGGAATACAACCGAAAGGAAAGAGAAAAAGCCGCAGAAAGTTACATATCAGAAAATTGCCCGTTTAAAAAAGGCGATAGAATAAAATATAACGGAAAGCCCGGAACGATAGAAGTTATTAGGGCGGAATATAACGGAAATTTTTTGTATGATGTTAGGTTTGACAAAAAAGACGGTACACCGTCATTGAGGGTTACAAACATTTATCCGAATGAAGCCAATAAAATAGAAAAGGCATAAAAAACGCCCCGGAATTATAACCGGGGCTTTGCTGTTTAGGTACCGGAACGAAAGAAAGCCAAAATTAGCCCCGTAGGGCGACGAAAATACAAAAGACAATAAAAGCATCAAGTAACAAACAAAACCCGCTTAAAACGAAAATTCCCCGAAAATAACAAGCAAAGGGAAAGCGACGTTTGAGAGGAAAGCAAAACGAAAGATTTTACCGTTATAAAAAGGTTGGAAAATGGAAGCAAGTAAAAGACAAAGGGGCGGACGCCCGAAAATGTGCAAAAGGACGAAAGACCAAAGGGAATTTGATTTGTCGTTTTGCTCAAATCTGTTTTTGCGTGGTTACACGTACAAAGAGATTTCCGAAAGACTGAATGAAGAAAACGCCCGGCGTGGGGTCGGTTACACAATCAGTAAACAGATGGTTTATTGGGATATGCAACAATTGCTTATTGAGTGGAAACGTGAGCGTATGGATAATATAGACGATTACGTTACGCAGGAATTGCGAAAGTTGGATAAAATGGAGGTTGAATTGTGGGAGGCGTGGGAACGTTCCAAGACCGGGAAAACGAGAGAGAAAAACAGACAGAACGCAAAGCCCCGTAAAGTTTTGGAGGATGGCGATAACCCGGAATATTACGGGTATGAGGAAACCACAACGGAAACGTCCGCCGGGAACCCCCGGTTTTTGGATTTGCTTTTGAATGTGCAGCAACGCCGGGCAAAGATGTTGGGATTTGATGCACCAATTAAAGTTGAGATTCCGGGAATAGAAAAAAGCATAAACGGCGATGCACCGCAATACGATGTATCAGCAATCCCGGAGGATTTATTGTTTGCGGTTGCTGATAAACTACAAACAGCAGAATATAAAAAACAATTAGCAGAGAAAGGAGTAATTGACGATGGCACGAACAACAAAGAATAATATCAAGAAAAAAGACGAACCGAAACCCGTACACACGTGCGGCGAATGTGGTTGGGGTAAATTCTATTATGAACATTCAAATTTGGATATGGACGGGAACCCAATTTGTTTAAAATGCCCGTTTGTCGAAAATCGCAGTATAATACGTTCGGAAAAAGCGTGCGACAAATGGAAAATGAAACATTAAATTGGTCGTTTTTTAAGATTTCTGGTTTTTAAGTCAGAAAAAATACGGGGGTAAGACAAAAATATATGGTATATTTTTAAGAATTAAACAAAATGGATAAAGAACAATTACTTAAAATGTACGCCGCACTAAAAAACAATCCCGAGGAATTAGTAAAAGCGGCGTCACGCAATAGGCTGATAAACTTTGCCCGGTATATGCAACCGGATTTGGCTTTGGAACCGTTCCACGTCGTTTATTATACGCTATTGGATAAGTTCGCCCACGGGGAAATAAAAAAAATGATTGTGCAAATGCCGCCTCAACATGGTAAGGAAATATCAGACAATCAGATAGTTGCTACCACTAAAGGGCTAAAAAAACATGGTGATTTAATTGTAGGGGATTACGTGTTTGGTAGGGATGGAACACCAGTTAAAGTCTTATGGGTGTCAGAAAAAACAAGAAGCGAATATGTAGTTTCTTTTTCTGATGGGGCAAAGATAGAATGTCATGGCAATCACGAATGGACGGTATATAATAGATTTCGACAGAAAGAGGAAATTATAGAAACGAAGCATATGGCATTCTCCACAATATATAATGGAGATGGAAAAAGAGGAAGCCGATATAAATACCAAGTAGATAGCAATGTTTGCGTAATGTTTGATAGTCGGAATGTAGATTTAGACCCATACGTTTTAGGAGCGTGGCTAGGAGATGGGGATAGCTCATGTGGGATTATACACATTGGCAATAATGATGTTGAAATAATAGGGAATAGTACATATAAGTTCAAAGAAAGTAAGGGCACGACAACACGTAAGTTTTACAGCCCAAAATTGAATATTTTACTAAAAAATAATGGACTAATTAAGAATAAACACGTACCGGATATGTATAAATACAATTCAGTTGAAGTTCGCAAGAATGTGATTGCTGGATTAATTGATACAGATGGGTATGTGTATCACAGAAACGGACGTATAACCATATCCAACACAAACAAGCGGATTATAGACGATGCAGCATTTATATTACGCTCATTAGGCCAGTTTGTAGTTGTGTGTGAATTCAAACCTAGGGTTAGTAGTAGCGGAATAGTAGGGAAGAAGATAGTATATCAACTCTGTTTTAATCCTACAATGACTTTCCCGACAAAAGTAAAACGTAAGAAGATAACGAAATTGTCTATAAATAAGAAGCGTGCTATTGTTTCTATTGAACGAAAGGAGGGATTGGGTTATGGTAATTGCATCCAAGTAGATGGGGGTATCTATCTGGTTGGAGATACGTTTATTCCTACGCATAATAGTGAGGGGTCGAGCCGAAAGTTGCCCGCTTTTATGTTAGGATTGAACCCGGACACAAAAATTTGTATTGGTTCGTATGCTGCAACGATTGCGAGAGATTTTAACCGGGACGTTCAACGAATAATTGACACCCCAAAATATCGGGAAATATTTCCGAAAACCTTTTTGAACGGTTCAAATGTGGTAACGATGGCAAACACGTATTTACGAAATTCTGACGTCATAGAAATGGTTGGGCATAAGGGTTTGTTGCGTGTTGTCGGTCGTGGCGGTTCTTTGACGTCAAAAACGGTTGATGTATCTATTTTGGACGACGTTTACAAAGATTATGCCGAGGGCAACAGCCCGATTGTACGTAATGCGGCGTGGAAATGGTACACGACCGTTGTACGTACCCGTTTGCATAATGATTCCCAAGAATTAATTGTGTTTACCCGTTGGCATGATGATGATTTGATTGGACGTATTGAAAAAAGCGGGGAAACCGTAATTGAGATTAAAAGTTGGGACGATGTAAAGAACATTCCGGCGGGCGCATGGGTACGCATTAACTTTGAGGGATTGAAAACCGGGGAGCCAACAGAGATTGACCCACGGGAACCGGGGGCGGCGTTATGGGATAGACGACACAGCCGGGCAAAATTGGAGGGACAAAGAGCGTTAGACCCCGTACAATTTCAATGTTTGTATCAAGGCAACCCCGGAAACGCAGAGGGTAAATTGTACCGGAACCCGTTCCGAACATACGTTGACAAATCCGAATGGGGGACGTATGTACGTAGTGGCAATTACACAGACGTTGCAGACGAGGGCGACGACTTTACATTTTCGGCATGTTATGACGTTTACAAATCCGGTAATGAGGCATGGAACGAGCAAAAGAAACGGTTTGAACCGATTCTGTATGCGCTAATTACTGACATGGTATTTACGCAGGAAAACACGGAAATAACAGCCGTTACCGTCCCGGAAATGATAAACAGATGCGGAACGCAAAAAGCATGGATTGAAAGTAACAACGGCGGTTCCGGATTTGAAAAGGTTATAAGAAAAAAACTAAAAGCAGTAACAGAACCATTTTATCAAGTGGCAAACAAGGAAAGCCGAATTATAACAAATTCAGCGATGGTAAATGCACAAATAATAATGCCGATTGGATGGGAACAGCGTTTTCCAAAGATACACGAACATTTGACCGGGTTTTTGCGTGATTTTCCTGCAAATGCCCATGACGACCCGGAGGACGGATTGACCGGAATATACGAAAAAGAGTTGGCGGACGGCGATACACGACCATACAGCCAAGCAACAAGGGGCGTTAAACGTCGTAACTAACAATTTATTCCATATACGCAAGAGTTTAACGGAAAAATACTATAACTTTGCAAAAGATAAATGGGGTAAAGAGTTAGCCCCGGAGATAGTAAAACGAGTTTTAAATATTAAAATTTTAGGATTATGATTTGTAAGTGTCCGGCGGGTACGGCTTTGCCCGATATTCCCGTAAGTAATTGCCCGGAAAGTTTTGGGCAGATTCAGAAAGTAGCATTTCAAAGATTGTACAAAAGCACCGGAGAAAAAAATTCATTTAAAACCGATGCAGGTATTGAAAAAAAAGCGTCGTGGACGCCGTTGTTATCGGCTGACGATGATACAAAGATTGTTATTTCCCCATACATTCAAGCCCCGACAGCAGAAGCAGGCGCAGCAAGAACGTTTGGAGGTGGTAACGAAACATTGGGAGGCGTTGAGGAAATTGTGGGACGTGAGCCAACGCCATTTACCGGGGTTATGCGAAAGTTGCCACAGAAAATTATCAAGGCTTTGAAAGAATTGCAGTGCGAAAGTTGGGGCGACAATTTGGGCGTTTATCTGTTTGACGAAAACGGCGCAATTGGAGCAATTCAAGACGCAAAAACAGCAACAACCCATTATCCGATTCCAATACGTTCTTTGTTTATCGGCGATAAAACATTGGGCGGATATGAGGCACCGGATAGCAACAACATTCAATGGACATTTTTGCCGAATTGGTCGGATGATTTGGCAATTATTGTTCCGGAGGATTTCAACCCGCTAACAGATTTAAAAGCGGCACCATAGCAATAAGGGGGTTGGTTATGGGAAAGACAACAAAAGTTTTATTGGTTTGTCCCCAACACAATATGAAACGAGAATTTGAGATAACGCACGCCGAACGTTTGTTGATGATGGGAAATAACGGCGGATGGCAGTTGCCGGAAAACTCAAATTTTGAATTTAGCAAAGATTATGGGATTAGGTATAAACGACATAAAAAAACAGATTACGGAGCAAAAGAAAGGGGCGACGATTAACCGTGCGATTGTACACCAACAGCGCATTAAGTTTCACGCCGAAACCTTTGTTGCGCCGTATATCAGTCAACCGTTAACGGATTTTCTGAATTTCGTTTCAAACCTTATACCCGACGATAAGTTTAAAATTTTCAAAACTCTTTTCCGTTACCCCGTTAAGACCAACGAGGTAACGGGAATTTGCTTTGATAAGTTGAGCCGAATTTTTGACGGTCGTAACCCGGCGTTCAATTATCAGTTTATGGAGAGCGAACAAAGGGACGATTGGGAGTATTACAGACAGAACGTTTTAAGGGAGCCGGAAATTTGGAGTTCTAAAGGGTGGGAATATTTCAAAACCGAAATTAACAGCGTTCTAATTGTGGATTTGCCAACAGAGCAAGACGCCGCCGATAAATACCCCCGTCCGTATTTCTATTGGTTGCCAATTGAGCAGGTAATAACGTTTGATGCAGACCCGGTAACGGGCGTTATGCGATGGATAATTTTCAAGCAGGACGACAAACGTATTGCAGTAATTGACGATGAGAGATACCGGGTATTTACGGAGAAAGACGGGAATATTGGCGATTTGCTGATTGACAGCCCCCACGATTTAGGTTATACACCCGCCCGTTTCTTTTGGAATGAGGCAATAAGTTTGAGGGAACCCGATGTTAAGGCGTCGCCATTGACCGAGCAGTTGGAAAGCATGGATTGGTATCTGTTTTATCATATATCAAAACGGCATTTGGATATGTACGGTTCATATCCTATTTATTCCGGCTATGAACAAAGTTGCGATTTCAGCAACGCAGAAAATGGCGATTATTGCGACGGCGGGTTTTTGAAAGACAAACAAGGACGTTACAAGTTAGACCAAGCCGGGATATTAGAGCGTTGCCCGAAATGTGGCGACAAACGAATTGCCGGGGTTGGTTCTTTTGTTGAAATACCCGTTCCCGATGGCGACAAACAACCGGATTTGCGCAACCCGGTTCAGATGTTGACCGTTGACCGTAATAGTTTGGATTATAATGTTGCCGAGGAAGAGCGATTGCGCAACAATATTATCACGTCTATTGTCGGAACGAATGAGGAAATAACAACACGGGACGCATTGAACGAACAACAGATAAAAGCAAATTTTGAGAGCCAAAGCACAATTTTAAACCGGGTAAAGAAAGGATTTGAGGCGGCGCAACAATTCGTTGATGAAACGGTTTGCCGATTGAGGTACGGCAATTTGTTTGTTTCTGCAAAAATCAATTTAGGCACGGAATTTTATATTTACGATGCAATGGAGTTGCGGGAACGTTACAAGTTAGCAAAGGAAACCGGAGCAAGCGAGGCGGAATTGGATGCAATGCAAAACCAAATTATCGAAACGGAGTACCGGAACGACTCGACCCAATTACAACGTATGTTAGTGTTGGCAGAATTGGAGCCGTACCGACATTTAACCCGTGCCGAGGTATTAAATTTATATGGGCAACAGATAATTAGCGAACCGGAATTGCGTGTAAAACTGAATTTTGCTAATTTTGTTCGCAGATTTGAGCGAGAAAATACAAATATTTTGGAATTTGGAACGCAAATACCATTTTCCGAAAAAATAAAAGTAATAACTAATAAATTTTACGAGTATGCAAGTGATAACAGAGGAGGGGCAAATTAAAGACGTCAATATTTTAGACGTTACCCCGGAAAATTTTATTGTACCAAAGGGCGAGGAAGATTGTTATTATTGCCGAATTGAGGTTAAGAAATTCAACCAAGACACGGGCGAAAGAATTTCAAAACCACGTATGCAGGTTTTCGGCAAAAAGTTCTTTGAATCTTTTGGGTTGCACAATTTGAGAAAGCAGGGTTTTACCGTTGATGTAATGCACGACCCGAACAAATGGTTGCAGGAAAATGAGGCTAAATTGGAGGCGGAAAAACAGAAGAAAGCCGAGGAAGAAGCAAAAGTAAAAGCGGAAGCAGCAGAGGCAGAGAAAAAAGCAATGAAAGAAGCAATGAAAGCCGAAATTCTAGCAGAACTGAAAGCCGAGGGATTGTTGGAAACGGCGGCAAAGCCGGGAAGAAAATCAAAGGAAACACCGGAAGCAAAGCAGGATGCGCCGGAAACAAACAAATAAGTTAAACCAAAAAATTATAAAGATATGGCACAGATTGCACAGCAGGACTATTTGATTGTTACAAGTACGGAACCAATTGCGACGATAGACGAAGCCGCAAAAAAGAAATTGAAAGAATGTATTGAAGCCGGAACGATTAACGATGTTATTGTAGTAACACCGGAAACGGCAAAAGTAACAAACAAATCAAAGGTATTGGCATGGTCGAAAGACGTAACAACACCGCAGGCACCAACATATAAGGTTGCGTTGGTAGATTGCAATACCGGAGCGTTGAGCGTATTTAGTTTGAGTTAATAATAAAAGGGTAATATTATGGCATTAACAAGAGAAATTTTGGTAGCGAATGCGGCTTTGTCCGGTTTGACTGACGAACAGATTAACGCAATTACAACGTTATCACAGAATGACGAAAATAGTGTAATAGCAAAGAAAACCGGGGAAATTTACGGCAATTTGGATGTGGATATTTTGGCAGCGTCCGGAGTTGAGAAAAACGGAACTGAAAAAACATACGATTACGCAAAACGTGTGTTGGGAGATTTTAAGACAAAAGCGGAAAGCGTTACCGGGTTGGAATCACAGATTGCAACATTGACAAAAGAGAAAACCCGTTTGGAAAAAGTAATTGCCGACGGTGGAGCAGATGCAGAAACCGCAAAGCAATTAAAGCAGGCAAAAGCAGATTTGGCAAACGTTACAACTCAATATACAGAGTTGAACAAAAAGTTTGAGGCAGAAAAAGAAAACCACGCCAAAGAGTTGTTCGGCATTAAGATAGACAACGAATTGCAAACAGCGTCCGCAGGGCTTAAATTTAAGGCAGGTTTGCCGGAAAGTGTAACAAAGGTTATTTTGCAGCAGGCTAACGATAAAATCAAGGGAATGAACCCGGAATATATCGACGATGGCAAAGGCGGCAAAATTTTGGCGTTTAAGGACGAAACCGGGGCGATTATGAGAAACCCGAACAATCAGTTAAACCCATTTACGCCGGGCGAGTTGTTAACCCGTGAATTGGACGCAATGGGAATAATTGACAAAGGACGCCAACAGCCGGGAGGCGGAACAATCCCGCCGGGAGGTAGAGGCGCAGGCGGTAGCGTAGTAATTGACGTTGCAGGATGCAAAACACGTGTTGAAGCATACGACGCAATTAGTAACAATCTGATGGCGCAGGGAATGACCGCAGGTTCCAAAGAGTTTGAGGATGCAATGGCGCAAGCATGGAAAGACAACAATATTGCAGCATTGCCGGAGAGATAAAACAACCACGGGTAAAGGGTAAACCCGCATTAATAACAATTTAAAATAAAACATTATGAGTTTAATTGCAACAAGATTACAGAATTGGCGAGTTCAGAACCCGGAATTTGACCGCAATATGACCCGCCCGTGTGAGTATGGCGCATTGGATTTCTTTATTGAGCAAACCAACGCCGCAAATTCCATTATTAACCCAAAGTTGAGGGAAAGGGCGTTTGCCTCAATGGGTAATACCGTGCAAATCCCGGTTATCAATTACGATGGCGATGTTACCGTTGGCAACGTCCGTTCATGTGTAATTGAGGACGACGAAAATACGTCCGCACTTTATACCGTTGTGTGGGCAACATACACAATCGGTTTTACTATGGTTCCGGCGGCTTATACGAACAATGAAATTTCGTATGAACACGACTTTTACCGTAAAATGGAAAAATATACACGTGCGTTGGCTGATGCGTTAGACAAAGGCGCAATTGCAGCGTTGGAAGCACAGAAAACGCAGATATTGAAAGACAAATTGAATTATGACTTTTCCGGTAACGTTATCAAGGTTAAAAAGGAAATGGCAACCGAAATTTTGGGCGACATTGACCCAATTATGAGAGCCAATTGTTACCCACGTATGCCGCATATCGTTTGCAACGCCGGAATCGAAAGTTTGGTTCGCAAGTTGGCACAGCATGGAGCGACAAACGACGTAAACAAGCAGTTGGAATACGCCGGAAAGAAATTCCATTACACAAATAACGTGACTAACGAAGCAAGTCAGAACGGAACATTCTTTGCCGTTGAAGATGGTAACGTTGGCGTTCTTACACGTGTTGACCGTGAAGCATTACGCCGTACACGTGCCAATTTCCACGAATGGGACGTAGTACGTTTACCGATGATTGATTTGCCCGTTGGTTCGCATTATTATACGTCAGTAGGCGACCAAAGCGCAACAGTAGGAGCAGCAACAGAGGATTTGACTTGCGCCGTTAAGGAATATTTCGGATTCAGCGTTGATGTTGCCTTTTTGGTTGCTTATAATAGTGACCCAACAAATGTTGCAAATCCGATTATCAAAGCGCAGATTGCAGCACGTGACCAAAACGAACCTTTGGGTATGCCCGTATATGTTACTAACGCCGCAGCATTTCCCGGCGCATAACATAAGGTAAAAGGATTGTATAACCGGGGGGGCGGGGTTTTCCCCCGTCCCTTTTTTTATTTGCATTATGTATCGAATAAAAGACATACAAGCAGCATTATTGAACGTCGTAGGTTGGGAGCAATCATACAACCCGGAAACATTCATTGATGAACATTTGACACAGACCGAAAGCGGGTTGTACTTTCAAGGTGCGCACCCGCTTTTGACGTTGGATAATATGCAGGCAATAATGCCGGACGATTGGGGGCTACAATATCCGGAATGGAATTTGATTTTGCCGTATAAAGCCGGGCAAAAAGTAAAGCATAACAATATATTTTGGATTGCTAAAATAGATAATACCGGGCAGGAACCGACGGCGAGCGATTTTAACGAAGATTACAGCCGGGACGATTACGGAAACCCGTATTGGCGACCATACAACATTTTTTCTGACTTTTTGGAAAGACTGACATTAAACGGAATTGCAACCGTTGTTCAGACTTTTACACAGATTAAGCAGTTGGAAAAGGAAACCCGCAATTTATTGGAAAGAAAAACGTTTTTTGATGGTTCCGGCAGAATCCGGGCTACAATTCAAAATACCCATAAATTAGTAGGATTTGAAATTGTTCCGGTTCGTAGTATGGGGGTAACAACCAAAATTGAGAAAATCGGGCTACAAATGACCGGAGCGACCGGAAAGGTAAGAATGTATTTATTTCATTCGTCGCAGATTGACCCGGTAAAAACATTCGATTTGGATTTTACCGTTACAAATGGCGGCTTTCAATGGTTCCCGTTGACTGATTGTTATTTGCCGTATATCAGCGACGCAAACAACGCTGGGGGTTCATGGTTTCTTTGCTATAATCAAGATGAATTGCCCGCCGGGATGGAAGCAATAAACGTATCTAAGGATTGGAGCCGGGAACCGTGCGGAACGTGCAACATTGGTTCCGTCGAAACATGGCGAGAAATGACAAAGTATTTGCAGGTTTCCCCGTTTAAGGTTGACGCCCCCGAAACATTCGAGCAATACCCGGAATTATGGGACGTGGCTTATACTATGTACACAAATACCCACAATTACGGGCTAAATTGCGAAATAACGGTTGGTTGCGATTTGACCGACTTTATTATTTCGCAACGGCAGATGTTCCAAACCGTTATTCAAAGGCAGGTTGCGGCAATAGGTTTGCGCACGTTAGCAATGAATCCCAACGTTAGGGTTAACCGCAATCAGTCAAATGCAAGCCGCACCGATATTCTGTATGAGTTGGACGGCAATACGTCCGGGGTTCGTCCCGGCGGGTTGGGCTATGACCTTAAAAAAGCGTATGAGGCTTTGCGATTAGATACGCAGGGGTTAGACCGCATTTGTTTGAGTTGTAACAACCGGGGCGTTAGATATAGAACCGTTTAGTATATAATTTCAAGCAAAAGTTGTATATAATTTCAAGGTAAAATTGTAGAATTTAAAAGCGTAAATTATGAGAGTAAGAGGATTTCAAGCGTATATGATTGATGCGCAATACACGTATGATAAATTGAAAAAGGATATTGCAATTACTGAATCATGGTCGAGCATTTCCGGAAAGTTGCCGCAAATTTTGGTCGTGGCAAATATTGTTGACGACGACGGCGCAGAATATCCGTCGCCAAAAGCAAAAGTAACCATTGATGCAACAAACGTTGAAAAAGACATTCCGGCAAGTGGTATTGTAATGTTGGATTTGTCCGCCGCAAAAGATAAGTACATGAACAACGATATTGTTGTTAAAGTGTACAACGATAAGCAGGAAAGCAGCGGGCAAACGCTGACAATTCAAGGAATGACAATTGAAAATGCAATGAGAGTTATTGATTTGCATTTGGCGTCAAAAGGACAAACGGATTTGGCAAAATTGTTGCATTATTATCTGTTTAAGTCAAACACGCCGGGAACGCCCGGTCGTCCCGGGGTTAATGCGACAATTACCGGAGCAACCGCAACCGTGGATGTAAACACCGGAACCCCGGAAGTAACGGTATCATTGGGCGGCACCGCAAGCGCAAGAACATTTGCTTTTGCTTTTAAGAATCTGAAAGGGCAACCGGGTACACCCGGAACACCGGGCGCACCGGGAAAGGATGCAGTTTTGACCGCAGCCACAAAACAAGCTATTGGAGGCGTAAAAGCGGCGGCAGATATTGCTAATTTGGGCGGAAGTGAAGAGTTAGCCGCCGTAATAGCTAAATTCAATGCACTATTGGCAGCATTGAGAACGTGCGGTATTCTTATTTAGTGATATGGGAAAAATTGACGACTTATTAAAACGGGTCGTTAAATTCAACGATGAATTAACGTCCGGGCGGTTAGTGCAAAAAATAATATGGGACAACGAGGCGTATATAATAGATATGAACGCCGAGGAACAATTGTTTGAACAAGGCGTTAACCGTTTGGGCGTTTCAATCATGGATTACGCCCCGTATAGCCCGGTAACAATTGCAATCAAAGAGGCAAAGGGACAGCCTACAAACCGGGTAACGTTAAGGGATAAGGGCGATTTTCAAAGTAGCTTTTATTTGGAAGTTGGCGACAAACAATTTGAAATTAAGGCGGCGGATTGGAAAACCGAGGAATTAATAAAAAAGTATGGACGCCAAATTTTAGGTTTAACGGACGAAAATATTAAAATCCTTATATGGCATTATATTTTCCCGGATTTAATAACAGAGGCAAAAAAAACGATATATGGCAGCGAATAACAAAGCCCCGGTAATTGCGAACCCGGAATTATTAGACAGAATCATTGGAAATATACAAACCGGATTGGTTGATAATTTACCGTGGTTGGACAAAGCATTTGGACGGGCTGAAAGACTTGTTAAATATGACGGGAACCGGAAACGTTATTTTACCCCGTGCGTTTATGTAGGGCGAAACGATTATATAGAAGTAACCCCGGATGCAAATATTGGGAATTTTTCGTTTTTTTGGATTGACGACCCGCAGGACGTTAGTTGGGAATCCGGCGTTTCAATAGGGCTAAAAACCTCGTTTTCCCTTATCTTTTGGTTTGATTTCCGGAAGATATTCAACGATGCGAGCGACCGGAACAAAGAAGCAGTTAAGCGGCAAATATTGGACGTGTTGAACGGAGGCTTTTGGCTGAAACATGGGCGTTTGAAAATAACAAAGGTTTATGAGTTGGCGGAAAATATTTACCGGGGTTTTTCTTTGGACGAAATAGACAACCAATTTTTAATGCACCCGTACGGCGGGTTCCGGTTCTATGGAGAATTAAGTATTGGAGAATCATGTAAATTGTAAGATTATGAAAGAATTTATTTTTTACGTTATATTGGTCGCAATGTTGGCGGCTTTTGTGCTTACATTATTGCGCAAATGGGGCGTCATTGAATGGGTACAGATTCACGGGAACGATTTCTTTTCAAAGATGTTTAATTGCGATTTCTGTTTGTCGTGGTGGACGTGCGTTTTGATTTGTTTCTTTGCGTTGATATTTACCGGGAACCTCTCATTTTTGGGCGTTCCCTTTTGTAGTACAATGATAACACGTGTTTTGCTATGAATGAAGAATATGTAAAAATTAAGGATTACCCATATTATATTAGCAATATGGGTAATGTAAAAAATAAAACAGGTAGAATATTAAAACCTAAAATAACAAATAAGGGTTATTTGTCGGTAGCATTATACAACGCTAATGGTAAGCGGTGGTGTTATATTCATAGACTTGTAGCAATGCATTTCCTTATTAACTCTGAATTAAAGCCTAATGTTAATCATATTGATTGTAACCCGCTTAATAACAACGTTGATAATTTAGAATGGTGTACGCAATCTGAAAATATTAAATATTCAGATAGTTTAGGGCGTTGTAAAATAAGAGATTATAGATATTGTGAAAGTGGAAAAGGACATGGGAGAAGTTGTCGTATAATATGCAAAAAAGGTGATAATATACAAATATTTGAAAGTATAAATATCGCTGGTATGAAGTTGGGTATATCACACCAAAATATATGTAAATGCTTAAAAGGGGAAAGGAAAACCGCAAAAGGATATAGTTTTAGGAGGGCATAATATGAAAGAATGTATTATAAATAAACATAATGTTGTATTGTATGATAGTATAGACGAATTGCCGATGTTGCGTTTCCACAAGTATAACAAAATGCTTTTGGTTGACGCCGGGATTGGTTCAGATTTGGCGGATTTCGATAAACATATTGAAAAGACGATAAGATATGCACACAGCAAAACCCCGCAGTTGGCGACGGTTGAGTTAGAGAATATGCGCCAAAATGTGTATTTCATACAATCCGAGATTTCGCCCCGGTATTTATCTTTTGCGGTTTTAGTAAAGAGCATTGACGGGAACCCGTGCAATGATTTATCAGACGACGGATTGCAAAAGATAGTTGATTTGTTCGCCGATGTTCCGAACGCAGAATTAACCGCCCATTTGGAAGCGGTTAAAAAAAAAATAGATGAAGAATTGCGGTTGTATTTTCCCCGGATATTTGATGATGCAGCATTAAAAGAGTATTTCGACCAACTGAAAGAAAGAACGGTTATTTTATTGCGCACAATCATAGCCGGGGAAGCAACCGAAACGGATGCAAAAAGAATTGACGAAATTACAGCAGAGTTGATAACGTATTTCAATCCGCAATCATTTTCGGGAGCCGACAGCGTAGAAATACAATACGACAAACAATTTGAAAATATGTGTTTGATATTGTCGCAGAATTTGCACGTTGACCCGAAAAGATTTACCGTATTGGAATATTACAACGCATTTGAGTATGTAAAAGAACAAGCGAGAAAAGCCCAAAAACAGAAAAACATAAAATAAAGCGATTTCCGGCGTTATTTCCCGGTAGATAATAAAATATACGTTTGAGAAAAGAAAATCGAAATGCGGGTAAATTTCCCGAAAATAACTTTAAATAATAGTTGCTATGGCAGATAATCAACCGATAAAATACAGCGATTTAGTAAAGCCGGATAACTCAATTGAGGAATTAATAAAACAATTGACCGAGTTAAAAGACACATATACGGACGCATTGGCAAGTATCAAAGCCGAGGCGATTCAATTGGCGGCTACATTGCAAAAGGTTTCCGGAGCCACGGAGGACGGGCGGAAAAAGACAAAGAAAGCCGCCGACGACGCCGACCGTTTGGCACGTGCGCAAAAAGAATTGGCGTTTGCTGAAAGCGACGCCGCCAAAAAATTAGCGGAGTTGAATTTGGCAAAGCAGGAAGCGAACCAAATAAATAAATTGATTATCAAAATAAATCAATCCGCCGAGGGTAGTTATAACCGTTTATCGGCGCAATATTCATTGAATAAGATTTATTTAAACAACATGACTAAAGCCGAACGGGAAAACACCGAGGAGGGGCGAAAATTGGTTGCGCAGACCAAAGAAATATACGAAGAAATGAAACGTTTGCAGGAGGCAACCGGAAAATTTCAATTGAACGTCGGAAATTATACGGAGGCGTCCGACGCAATTATTGCGTATGGCGACAAACTGAAAGAAACGTTAGGTTTAAATAGCGCATTTGGCGAAAGTCTTTTGGCGTTAGGACGTGGCGGGGCTGAAAGTAAAGCAGTTTTTACAGCTATTGGCGACGGGGCAAAAGCATTGGGAAAAACTTTGTTGGGATTACTTTCAAACCCGGTATTTTTGGCGATTGCCGGAATTGCGGCGGCGGGTGCGGCGTTCAAATGGTGGTACGATTATAACGCCGGGTTAGTTGAGGCAACGAGATTGACGCAACAATTTACCGGGAAAAGTGGCGATGATTTGAAAGCGTTTAGAAATGAGGTGCAAGCCGTCGCCGATTCATTCAACGCAGATTTCCGGGAAACATTGATTGCAACAAACGCATTATCAAAACAATTTGGTATTTCTGCAAATGAGGCATTGCAATTGGTTAAGGATGGGTTTTTAGCCGGAGGCGATGCGAACGGGGAATTTTTAGACACGTTGAAAGAATACCCGGCATATTTCAAAGAGGCGGGAATATCAGCAGACCAATTTGTTGCGATTGTAGCCCAAACAAACAAAATGGGTATCTTTTCGGACAAAGGCGTTGACGCAATTAAGGAGGCAAATTTGCGTTTGCGTGAAATGACGACGGCGACGGCGGCGGCTTTGGACGGTATCGGTATTTCGTCGGAACAAGTTCAAAAAGATTTGCAGACCGGAACCAAAACAACGTTCGATGTTATACAAGACGTTTCCGCAAAATTGGCAGAATTGCCGGATAATGCGGCAACGGTCGGGGCTGCAATTGCAGATATATTCGGGGGGCCAGGAGAGGACGCCGGATTGCAGTATTTGCGCACGTTGAAAGATATTTCAACAAACATGGATGAAGTAAAAGGGAAAGCCGGAGTTTTGGCGCAATTGCAGGAGGAACAATTGCAAAGCCAAATTGAGTTGCAAAACGCATTATCCGGGTTGTTTGACGCAACCGGAGGGAATTTTGAAACGTTGACAACGCAGGCAAAAGTTTTTGTTAACCAAGGATTGACGGCGATAATAAAAGGGGTTATTGATGTTGTCAATTACTTTATTGAGTTGTACAATGAAAGTGTTTTGATACGTGCCATTTGGAACGGTATAGTTGCCGGATTTAAAAACACATTTGACACGTTAGGAAATTTGTTTGGATTCTTTATTGATATTGTCAAAGCAACCGGAACCGCATTAAAGGGGGCGTTTACGTTGGATTTTGACGACGTTAAAAAAGGGTTGTCAGATTATGCAGCCGCATACGGAAATTTGGTAAAAGCACAAGTAAAGGACATTACCCAAAATTTCAAAGAGGGGTTGGATGATATGCAAAAGAAAATAAAGCCGATAACAATCCCCGTTTCCGTAGGAGATACGCCAAAAGAACCGACCGGGAACAAACCCGTAACAACACAGAACCCAACCGTAACGCCGAGGGGTAAAAGCGATGCGGAAAAGGCAGCAGAACAGCAAGCAAAACAAATTGAGGCAGCATATAAAAAGAATTTGGAAGCAACCCGAAAATTGCAGGATGCACAATTGCAGTTGGAAACCGACGAATGGGCAAAGCGTCGCCAACAAACGCAATATCAGTATTCCCGCCAAATTGAGGATTTACAACACCAATTGCAGACCGAAAAGGATTTGAACGAAACCGGACGCCAAGCGATAAACGCCACAATTACGGCGTTGGAACAGCAACAAACCGAGGCGTTATTGAAAATCGAACAAGACCGACAATTGCAGGAATTGGCGTTGCAGAAAGAAAGCATTGAATTACGTTTGCAAGCAGTCAAAGAGGGAAGCGAGCAGGAAAGACAATTGCGGATGCAGTTGTTGGAAAACGAAAGACAAACCGCATTATTACAGAACCAACAGAAACCGACCGGGCAACAGCAGGACGCCGGGGCGATTAATGCAAGTTTTGACGCAAAGGGAGCCGGAATTGCGGACGAATATTTGCAAGCGCAATTACAGATATTCGACCAACAACAAGCGTTGGCGCAATCGGAGTTTGATTTGTTGAGAAATTCAGAAGCCCGGAAAACTCAATTCCGTTTGCAAGCAGAAAAGGAACGTTTGCAAAAGGTTTTAGAATTAAATCAGCAAGCCGCCAATAAATTGTCTGATGTTGAGGTACAAACAATTCAAAACACTATTAAAAAAATAGACCAAGAAATTGAGCAATCCAAAGGGGAGGAACGAGGAACAGACATTTACGGTTTGTTTGGGCTTAATTTGGACGACGACCAAAAAGAGGCAATTAATACGTCTATGCAATACGCATTGGATGCGTTAAATACATTCACGGCGGCACGTGTTGCCGCAGCAGATGCAGCCGTTGAGCAAGCGGATAAAGAGGTTTCCGCCGCACAATCGGCGTTGGATGCAGAATTGGAAGCAAGGGCAAACGGGTACGCTAATAATGTTGTACAAGCGCAAAAGGAGTTGGATTTGGCAAAGAAAAACCAAGAAAAAGCATTGAAAGAACAACAGAAAGCGCAAAAACAGCAGGCAGCAATACAAACATTGCAGCAAATCGGAAACATGGTAACAGCAACGGCGTTGATATGGTCGCAATTAGGTTTCCCGCTTGCAATACCTGCAATTGCCGTAATGTGGGCGAGTTTTGCAGCGTCTAAAATCAAGGCGGCGCAATTGGCAAAACAGACCGGAGAAACCGGAGGAACAGAAACATACGGCGACGGTACCGTTGAACTTTTGGAGGGCGGTTCGCACCAAAGCGGAAATGATATTGATTTAGGAACGAAACCGGACGGAACCCGCCGACGTGCCGAGGGAGGCGAATTTTTCGCCGTGATAAATAAACGAAGTTCACGCCGTTTCAGAAAGATAATACCGGACGTTATCAATTCGCTAAACAATGGTACATTTGCACATAAGTATTTAAAATCCTATTCAGACGGCGACGGTTTGACGTTAAACGTTACCGGACAAAGCCCGGATTTACGCAATTTGTCGGATGATGTAAGGGAAATTAAGGAACAGAACCGACGACGGGTTTACGTGGATGGCGACGGAAATACGATTGAAAGTTACAAGAATTTGAAACGTAAAATAAAAAGACTATGACACCAAAATATAGATTCTTTTTGCAGATAGGGGAGGACGGAACAAAACAAACCGTCCGCCCCAATTATAAGGATGATTTAACGTTGGATTATGAGTTGGAAACAAATCAAAGGTTTTACCGGGCTAAATTGTCCGGTAAAATAAACTTTGTCCGTGCTGATTACGATATTATCAATGACGCCCCGTTTGATTCTGAATTTTTCCTATATATCGAAAAAAGCGATGATTGGGGACAAACATACAATCAATACTATAAAGCAAAGTTTATGAAAACAGATTGTACGTTTAATGATGATGATAAATTGGTTACGGTAAAGCCGGAAACAACAGACCAATACGACGACGTTTTGGCAGGATTGGAAAAGGAATACAATTTAATTGAGTTAGCACCACAAATTAAATTTCTTACAATAAGAAAACGCCCGTTGATACAAATATACGTCCCCGGAGATAGTATTGTTTCTTGTTTTTTAGGTGGTACAAATTGGGAGCAAGACGCAAACGCCACGACCGACCAAAACACACTAATACAAACCTATCATTTTACACTATGTAATATTTTGAAAGAAATACAAATTACGTCGCACGGTTCCCCGGCGGTAATATCCGGGCTTTATACCGGGCGAATGGCGACGGGTGCAAGTGCGAATAATTTCGAGGGGAAATTATACCCAGAATTAAACGTAAATTATTATATCTATATTTTGCAAAAAAGAATTGACGGTTTACCGTTTGGGGCTGTTGCGGTCGAGATACGCAAACAATCCGATGATACGGCAATGTTTCGTTATACAAAGTCTACAACGTCGCCTTTTGATACATTGGAGTTTGATTTAACCGCTGTTGAGGGTTCCGGCGCAACGGGTACAATGCACGCCGATATGAAAAGTTATAATATATACGCCCGGTATTTGTGCGACGTAGAGAAAATCGACGACCTTAATACATATCCATTGCCCGCCGATGATATAGTTGATAATAACCGTAATTATAGGCGTGCGATTGGTTACGCAATCGACGTGGCGTTTATTTCAAACAACTTTTCAGACACCCCGACCGAGTGGGGATTAGCGGATAACGGAAAGTATTTTGCGCCGCCCTATTCCATTTACGGACAAACGTTTTATCCAATTGCCCGGTCAACGTGGCGTTATGCGTCGTTATGGTTTGGGTTTTATTTGTTTGATTGGATATTAGAAAAAAAAGCAAGAAAGGCATATACATTGCGTGATGCGTTTACATTGTCGTCATGTATCAATGTGCTATTAAAAGAATTTGCGCCCGGAATAACGCATGAAGCGACGCCGGAATACAGCCAATTTCTTTATAACACAAACAATCCTATTTCCAGGCAGTCATTTAAGTTGCTAATAAGTCAGAAAAGTAATATCATTAATGGCGAATATCAAACCCCGGCGCAAAAAGCCCCGGTTACATTGCAACAGATTATGACGATGTTACGGGATATTTACAAATGTTATTGGTATATTGAGGACGGAAAATTTAAGATTGAACAAATAAATTGGTTCAGAAATGGCGGTTCGTATGGATATAGCCCAATTATTGATTATGATTTAACGCAGTTAGAAAACGTTAGAAATGGCAAGAAATTAGCTTTTGCAACGTCGGAATATTCATTTGATAAAGTAGATATGCCGGAACGTTATCAATTTGAATGGATGGACGATGTAACAACGCCATTTGATGGGTTGCCAATAGAAATTACGTCAAAATACGTAACAGCCGGAAAGATAGAAGAAATAAATATTTCCAATTTCACGTCTGATATTGATTTGATGTTGTTAAACCCCGGTGCAATTAGTTCGGATGGATTCGCATTGTTTGCGGCGGTTACGCCGTCCGGCGGCGGACAATTGGAATTGCCGTTTACAAGACAAACCGTTGATAATGTAGAATACTATTTGCAAAACGGTTATTTAGCGTTTATCAATATACAACCGACGTATTGGGTTTATGATATGCCCGCACGGAATTTTAAAATAAATAATTTCCCAAATTATGCAATCGGGATTGAGAGAAAGAAAAAACAAACACTAAATTTCCCGGCAGGAACCACAGACCCAAACCCGATGCAGTTAGTTAAAACGTATATTGGTAACGGTCAAGTTGATAAACTTTCAGTAAATTTGTGTAGTCGAAACATTAAAGCAACGTTGAAATATGATACAGAATAACAACATAAGCGTTTTACCGTGGCACACGTCAATAAATGAACAGAACCACAGAAAAAGTTACGCATACGCCGCCTGCTGCATATTGCAATCAAGCTGCATCCGCATCAGTAGCGAAGCACTGATACCCAAAGCTGCCTCGAAGAG